CACAAGCATTTGGCAATTGCCTACTCGCGTGATCGTGGCACAGTTGCCAATCCGCACGGCAGTTATGTCTGATGTGAACTATTTAAACGAAACAATCGTTGAAGATTTAGCCTTGGAATTCGCGTCTATTGAAGGCGCATCCATGATTCAGAACAATGACCAATCTGGTTCTACAACCACTACAACTGGTGGCACAAATGGCTTGCGTGGTCTGAACTATTACACAAGCGCGGGAACTGCCGCTTATGGTTCTAGCGGTTACGCAATCACAGATGGCATTCATTCAATTGCAACTGTTAGTCAGGCTGGTGCATCCATTGCCTATGATGACATTGTTAACACGGCAAATGCATTACCCGCACCATATTGGTCTTTGGCTGGCACAGCATGGATGATGCACCCAAGCACAATCCAAGCATTGCGTAAACTTAAAGGCACTTCTGGTGGCGCACCTATGTTTGTGGAAGTTGGTGACGAAGATGGTGGCGCATTAGCGTATGTCTTTGGTTTTCCTGTAATTCCTAATCCAAACATGGACCAAATCGGTGCTGGTAAATTTTCTGTTTATCTTGCCAACTGGTCGCGTTTTGTGACTATTGCAGATGTTGAAGAAATGTCTGTGCAAGCAATGGAACAAACTCAGGCTGGTTTCATAACTCTATTTGCCGAAAAACGCCTAGTTAGTTCTGTGCGTGACCCGTTTGCTGGTGTTCGTTTAGTCGGGGTTTAATTATGTCTGTTGACCAAACAGGCTTTTTAAACTATGGCGCACCTACGCGCAATCCTTTCAACTATGCAAAGGTTGAACAGATTGCCCGTGACTTGGCTACGCCTTGGCTAACGCTGGATGAAATCACCCAACAATTAAATTTGTTTGGAGACACCAGCCAAGCCGATTACCTATATGGGCTGGAATTAGCCACTAGACAAGCGATTGAAGACTATTTGGGTATGTCCATATTCCCGACAAGTTATCGCGTCTGGTACAACGCTACAAGCCTTTATGGAACGCCCTTAACGCTAGATTTGCCAGAGGTTAGCCAAAACTTTAACCCAACGCAATCTGGTGTGACCATCAATGCGGTTAAGTATTGGTCGGATGCACAACCGCCTGTTTTATATACAGTTTCATCAACAACTTATTACTATGACCCGTCTGGCAATAAAGTGGTTTTGCAGACCTTGCCGACTAACCTAAATTCCAGCATGACAAGCCCTGTCTTCTGTGAATACACAACTTCAGCAAATCCTTTGTCGGCTTATCCTGTGATTAAGCAAGCGGCACTTTTGCTGTTGACCCATCTTTATAACAATCGTAGTGACACGACAGATAGCCAATTGAAAAACATTCCATTTGGCGTGTCGACTTTGTTGCGCCCTTACAAACCTTTGGTGATGTAAATGGCAATAGCGCGGTTTGAAAATATAACTGTCAATTCGTTAACCTTTGGCAAAAGCACCTTTGGAGAGCAAAGCACAACGCAGACCCAATGGTTTCAGACCCGTGCGCGTGTTCATTCTGTGGCTAACCATGTCAAGATTTCTGAGAAATATCGCGTTTATTCGGATGTGGTGGATTTCACGCTGAACTACACGCCTTACACTAAAGAAATGATTGACAACCAAAATCTTTATTCCATCAACTGGCGTGGCTTTGATTGGCGCATTGACAATGTGCGGGAAGCGGATGACCGCATGACAGTCAGAATCCTTTGTGTTCGCAATGACCCTGTTGTGGCGGTCTAATGGCACAAATAAACCCAGTTCTATACGGCAAGGCAATCCAGTACCAGTTGGAACAGATTGTTACGCCTGTGCCTGTATATGCGTCTTTTAACCGAAACTTTGCAACGCAACCCAAGTTCATTACTTGGAATTTACGCAATGTCCATCAGCCCGTTTACACGGGTATTTATCAAGGCGTAAAAGGCATAGATACCCCGACATTCCAGATTTCTATATTCACCCAACTAATAGAAGATGGTTTCACAATCAGTAATTTGATACTACAATCACTTCACGGGTATAGCGGTCTTTTAGGCGGTTCACCCAATCAGGTTTATGTGTCCAAAGCAGATGTGCAATGGCTCTATAACTCATACGACAACACAGACAAATTGGCGCAGATTTTTCTGGATTGCACAATTGATGTACCAACATAAGATAATTTCACAAACTCTTTTTTTGAAGGAAAATCAAAATGGCACTACCAAATAAAATTCTTGCTGGCTTTTCAGCAACGCTATATGCACAACCAACGGCAACCCCAACGCCTCTGACTGTTGCTAACCTTTCTGTTTATGCAAGCGTAAGCGCAATTGCTATTTCTGGAAACCTAGTGCCTGTGGAAGCAATCCCAGCATTTGGTCAAGATGACGCTATGGCATCTTTTTCGGTTGCTGGTTCACGCCAATCCGACAAAATCCCAACCCAGTCTGCACCTACCAGCATGACCATTACTGCCGCATGGAATCCAAGCGATACAGTTTTGTTGTTGTTGCGTGGTGATGCTTACAACGGCATGATTGACCGCACTTTTGTTATCTCTGCTACTGATGGCACAGGAATCGTTAACTACGCCTTTAATGGTCGTGTTAGCGAATGGCAAATTGATGCCGCACCCAATGCTGAAGCCAAAGTGACTTTTACGATTCACCCCCGTGGCAATCAATACGGCTGGACAGCAAGCACCTAATATGACAAAACTAAAAGATGTGCTGGCAACAATGGTCAGCAGTTATTCCGACTTGACCCTTTTGGCAAGGGGTCAAGTGGTTGATGCTAATGAAGTTGCACAAGCAATTACAAAGGCAGACCCCGATTCAGCCGAAATGGTTGCATTGCAAGCCTTGGCTAAATGGAATCCTGTGGCAACACAAGAAACCGCGCCAGTAGAAGAAACTAAAGAATAAATGCAAATAAAAGACTCAAACGATCTGCTTGGCTTTTTGGTATCGCAAGCCGACACGGGAAATAAGCAATGGTTTGGGTTTTTGCAACAAAAGATTATTGGGATTACTTTGGCGCACCAGATAGCCGCCAACCATGCAGACAAGTTAACACCATCCCAAGTTGTTGATTATGTAATTGAACTTAACAACGAACTTTTCCAACGGGTGATTAGCAAGAAGGTTTGATATGGCTACTTATAATAAAGTTGCAGTAACTGGATTAAGTGATGCATTAGCCATATTAGATGAATTAGCAGATGAAATAGGCGATAAAAAGGCAACTAGCAAAATCCTAGTGCCAGCCGCACGGGAAGCCATGAAACCCGTACTAGCAACTGCAAAACTATTAGCCCCAAAAGATACGGGCGATTTGATGCGGACATTACAGATTGAAGCCCGTAGACCTACCAAGCGTGACCAGCGTTCAAAATATGCAAGCCCGACTGATACTGTAATTGCTCTGGTTACAACTAAGGCATTCCCAAAAAAGAAACGCCAACAGTTTTATGCGGAAAACGCAGACCTATATAAACAAGATAAAGGCGCGTATCGCAAGAAGTTTAAAGAATTTGCGGCATCAATAAACTTTCCGTATGACGCTAGGGCAATTGCCCAAGAATTTGGGTCTGCACATAATGGCGCACATCCATTTATGCGACCAGCACTAGAAACAAATTCAGAACAAGTAGCAAATAAACTTGGTGAGATAATCGGAAGGCGCGTTGAACAATTCAGAGCGAAAAACATTAAATGATAGGTAAAAGACATGACAAAACTAGCATCACTTCTTGGCTCTCAATATGAGAGCAAACGCAAAGGCTTATTCATTCGACAGTTTGAATTAGGCGGTTATAACTTCAAAGTAAGAATACCAACTGTTGCTGAATCAGACGCTATGTATGAGCGTATTCAGAATCCCAAAGATGAAGATGTGGCGGTTATTTACGATCAGATTGCCAAACCTTTGGAACAATTTAAAGATCAAGAATCTGAGGAATTACAGTTTGTAGAAAACGATATTTTGGTTGGCGGTCGGTCTATGCGAGAAACTGCTAAAACCAAATTGATGACTCAAAACAGAATTACAGAATTTATAAAGTTGCTTATTCCAGAAAATGAAAATGATTCATTAGCAGACTTAACTTATGAAGAAATTGAATATGAATTTCCTTTAGCGGTGCAAATGGCTTTGCTAGAAAAAATAGCAGAAGTTATTAGCCCAACTTATAGGGAATCACGGGGAAACTGATAGGCTCATTGAGGAAACAAGTTGAAATCGCAATGATCTTCAATGGGCATACACATGATTCACTTGCAGACATAGACGATATAACAATGGCACAAATTCAAACAATGTATGCAGATGGCATGATTGGAAATCGTGGCACATTGGAAGTTTTGGGTTCGTTGACTGCTGGCGTGTTTAATTACATGAGACAGGCAAATTCCCGCCCTTATAAACTAGCCAACATTTTGGGTAGCGCGTATGATTACATCTATCCGCCATTGAGCGAACAAGACAAGAAAGCCGCAGTAAATAATAGTCTTCTGGCGTTTATGACTCAAGCCCCAGAATTCAAACACGATAGGTTTAAGCATGGCTAATACGATTGCCCGATTAGGTGTAAGACTTGCAATAGATAGTGCGGAGTTTTCCAAGGGCATAGAAGCCGCCAAAAAAGACCTTGCAGAATTTGCTACGCAAGCAAAAACCTATGCACAAGTTGGGGCGGCATCTTTTGTTGCCATGACTTATAAAGCATTGGAATTTGCAGATGCAATTACTGATGTGGCAAAAGCCAATGATGTTGCAATTGGTACAGTTTTAAAGTTAAGTGAAGCCTTACAACAAAATGGTGGTAATGCTGAGAACGCAAGCAAAATGCTATCGTCATTTACTGCGTTTGTAGATAAAGCGGCAACGGGTTCATTTGAAGCACAAAAATCTTTTAAAGATGTTGGCATAAGTCTTAAAGATTTAGGCAACATGAGCATGGAACAATTGCTCGCAAAAACATTTAGAGGTCTGGAAAAAATGCCAGATACATTGACCCAAAATGCACGGGCAATGGAAATGTTTGGTAAAGCAGTTAAAGGCGTTGCCATAGGTGATATGGCGCGTGATATGGAAGAAGTTAGCCATATTACAGAACAGCAAATTAAAAGCATTAAAGATGCTGGTGATGCATGGGATTTATTGCAAAAAAGAACCCATGACACTATGGTTACTTTTACGGCATTTATTGGAACACCAGCATTAGCATTGGTTGAATATTTAGGAACATTGCCAAAACTGATTGATAAAGTTGCTATTGCATGGGATAACTTAGGTAACAGTATTAACTTGGTTAATCGTTTAGCCTATGTATTGATTACCCGTGATTTTAAAGAATTAGAAAAAATTGTTGCTGATTACAAAAGAATTAAAGAAGAAATTGAAGAAAAACAAAAAGTAAATGGTGGATATGTAATCCCGCAAACTGATGGTGATACATCTGTAAAAAGAAAAACAAAATTAGGTATAGATGCTGAAGCAGTAAAACTTGCGGCACTAGCCGCGCACAATAACCGCATTATCAATAAAGATTTACAAGAACAAGATAAGTTGCGTTTTGAAACTCTTAAAAAAGAAGTTGAGGCTTATCACACAGTTGCATTGCGTCAAATGGCAGAAGAAAAATCATTAAAAGATCAACAAGCAATGTTTGAGTTAGGTATTAGAGGTTTGCACATGAGACAAGAAGATGTGCAATTAGAAAAAGATTTATATGAAATAGAAAGCAATCGTGCCGAAAAAATGAAAGCAATTAGCAGAGATACTATTTTAGATAAAGAATCAAAAGAAGAATTATTAAAATCAGAACAAGCATTAGCAGACGAAGCAGAACGACTTGCAAGGGCAAGAAATCAAGCAACAAAAGCAATTCGTGAAGGCTCTTTTGGACAAGGCTTTAATATGGCAATGGCTGATTATTTTCGCAATGCCCAAACAGAATTAGAGCATGGACAACAAGCATTTGAAGCGGTAATGGGAAACATGAATGCCGCATTAGATAACTTTGTTCGCACAGGAAAAATATCTTTTAAATCATTAGCAAGTAGCATTATTCAAGACATTATTGCTATCCAACTTAAAGCGCAAGCCTTATCTATTTTTAAAAGCATAAGTGGTAGCGGAATGTTTGACTTTTTAACTCCGCAAGGCAATGCTGGTGGATATTCCACATCTATGGCGCAATTTGCAGATGGTGGAAGCCCTCCAGTAGGTCAAGCATCTTTGGTGGGTGAGCGTGGTCCAGAATTGTTTGTGCCTAAAACGGCTGGCACAATAATCCCAAACAATATGCTTGGGTCAATGGGTAGCAATCAACCAAGCATTACCTACAATGGTCCATATATCGCAAACATGAGCGCGATAGATACGCAATCAGCCACACAATTCTTGGCTAAAAACAAAAGTGCAGTTTGGGCGGCAAACCAAACCGCACAACGATCATTGCCACAAAGTAGGTAAAACATGGCAAACATAACAGACATTCTTGCTATTGCCGAATCGGTGTCTATTAATGACCAGCGATTTGTTGGGCAAGTCATTTCTCGCAATCAGCGAATCTCTACTTCTGAAATTATCACAGTCGTGCCGTTTCAATTTGAGTTTAAGCCACACAACTATTTGCAATACAGCACTAATCGTGGATTGCTTGCAAACCTTCGTTACTATGACAAGGCACTAGCGCAGTATCTAAATTTTGGTTCTACTGGATGGGTCAATTACATTGCCTACCAAGGAAACATGACAAGTGGTCAGATTGCATCTTGTCAATGGCAAACCAGTTCTTCTGCAAAGAATATGGTTCTTGGAAATTTACCATCCATTTCATCTACGGCATACATTGTCAAGGCTGGAGACTTTTGCCAAGTAGGTCTGTATTCTTATATTGCAACGGCAGATGTATTGCGTGGCTCTGGTTCTACTGTCACTATTCCCGTGCATAGAAACTTAATTAATGGTCCATTGGGAAGCGCAGTCAATGCGGTTATAGGGCAATACGGCACAACAGTTTCTATGGGTGGCAATACCTACACAGGCGTGACATTCCAAATTGTTTTGCAACAGTATCCAACTTATACGCTAGTACCAATGACCAACGATTCATTTGTGGCGTGGAACTCTACATTTAAAGCATTTGAATTAGTCCTATGAATGTTATTGCACCCGTTGAAAATACAAGCAACATTCGCTATGCGGATTTTGTGCAAGTTGTTACACCAAGCGCAACATATCGGTTTGCAACTACACCAACAGCATTGACCATTTCTGGCATTGGAACATTTGACGGGCTTGGTTCTTTGATTGGCATAGGCGAGGTTCAACGCGACATTAAGTCAACGGCTAATCAAACATCCATCACATTGGTTGGCATTGATACGGCTTTGCTTGGTTGGGTGCTAGGACAGGAAATTAAAGGCTCACAGATAACAATGTGGAAAGGCTTTTTTGATACAGATGGCAACTTAATTACTGGCGGTGGCACAGGCGGTCTATATCAATATTTTTACGGCTATGTAAACACTTTTACTATTAGCGAACAATGGATGGAAGATGCAAGAATGTTTGTTGGCACGATTGCCGTAAGCGCATCAAGCATACAAATTATTCTGCAAAACAGAACGGGTGGCAGATTTACCAATGATGCAAGTTGGAAGTTTTACAACCCAACAGACACAAGCATGAATCGGGTTGGCTTTGTTTCTACCATTTATTACCCATTTGGGCGAAATGTATGATTCGTTTAGCCAACAAATTTGACAATGAGCAAATCAAAGAATTTTTAAAAGAATTTCACAGAAAGCATGGCAATGCGCTATCCCTACACATTGACAAATGGTCTGGCAGTTTTGTTGATGAACAATTAGCCAAAATCTATGCTGGTCTTGGTTTTGTATTGATTGCAGATGATGGGTTTCTTTGCGCTATAAAAGCCCCGTGTTTTTGGATACCTAAATTGTGGATTTTGCAAGAATCAATGTTGTTTAGCACAAGCAAAAAAACAAGCGTCAAACTAATGAAAAAATATATAGAAATTGGCAATGAAATGAAAGCACGGGATGAAATCGTGGAGTTTTACATTTCCAATTTTTCTGATGCAGATTTGTCTAAATTTGGTGCGACCAAGGTTGCTAATGATTGGGTAATCTAAATGTCTTTTGTTCTACTCCCATTATTGGCAGAAGTCGGCATTGTTGGAATAACCGCACAAATTGTGTCGTTTGCCATTTCAATGGTTGCATCTTCTATTGTGTCAAAGGCTTTTGCCTCAGACCCACCTAAACCAAATGCCAATGAAAATTCTTTAAATACGGGGGCAAATTTACAAGTCGCGCCAGCCACAAACAACAAATTGCCAATTGTTTATGGCAGAACTTATGTTGGTGGAACGATTACAGATTTAAGCATCACCACAAACAATCAAGACCTTTATTATGTTTTGTCTATTTGTGAAGTAACAGGCGGTGCAACACCAGACACAATTACATTTGGCAACATTTATTTTGGTGGAAAACTTTGCGTTTTTGATGGCACAGACCAAACAAAAGTAGTTGGTCTAACAGATCAATCAACAGGCACAACAGATAACACAGTTAGCGGGCATTTGTATATCTATTTATACAACAACGGCTCTAATAGCCCAGTCAATTCGTCTACAAGCGCGATTACTGTAATGCAAACAAGTGGTTTGACATTTACATGGGATTCAACAAAGTTAATGAGCAATTGCGTGTTTGCAATTGTGCATTTGAACTACAACCAAAACGCCAACATTACAAACATTCAACAAACACAGTTTGAAATTATCAATCCGCGAAACAGCGCGGGTGATGTTTTATATGACTATTTAACTAATAGCCGTTATGGTGCGGCAATTCCTGTCTCGCAAATAGACACAGCAAGTTTGACGGCATTAAACACCTATTGCAATCAAACAATTACATACACGCCTTATTCTGGTGGCTCGGCTACGCAACCCAGATTTAAGATGAATGGCTTTGTGGATACTACAAAGACCATCATGCAGAACTTGCAAGACATGACAAATTCATGCGATTGTCTTTTGCAATACAACGAAATCTATGGCGTGTGGTCGGTTATTGTGCAAAGCCCGTCTTACACAGTAGCAATGGACATAAACGATTCAAACATGATTTCGTCTATCAACATTTCTACGCTGGACATTTCTAACACATACAACATAGCGCAATGTCAATTCCCAGATTTGTCAATTAATAGCGCATTCAATACAACGCAAATTGATTTAGCGGTGGTTGCACCTTCATTGCTTTATCCCAATGAACCTGTGAATATGCAGACGATTCAATTGAATCTTTGCAACAACAATGTGCAAGCGCAGATGTTAGGAAACCGATTCTTAAAATCTGCAAGGATGGATTTGCAAGTTACTTGCACAGTAGGCTATATCGGTCTGGAATTAAATGCTGGCGATATTGTCACAGTCACAAGTGTTAACTATGGCTGGACAGCCAAGTTGTTTAGAATTACAAAAGTGATTCAAAAGTTTGGGCAAGACGGGGAAATCACAGTTGATCTAACCATGACCAACTATGACCCGACTGTGTTCAATGATGCCAACATTACGCAGTTCACGCCTTCTGCAAATACGGGTCTGCCTAATCCAAATATCTTTGGAACTATTCCAACGCCTACTGTATCCAACGCATTAGTGTCTGCGCCAGTGCCGTCTTTCCAAGTCAATGTAACCACATCAACGGCTGGCATTACCCAGTATGCGGAAGTCTGGTATTCGGCATTCTCTAGTCCAACAATGGCGCAAATGATATTTGTGGGTACAACTGCCGTGCAATCTAATGGCACACCTTACGGCAACAGCGTTGCAATGCCCCCAGTAACAGTTTCTGGATTAACTGCTGGCAATTGGTATTTCTTTAGTCGCATGGTCAATTCTGTGGCTAAGTCTGCATTTAGTTCTGCAAGCACAATATTAAGTTGGAGACCTTTAACTTTTCAATTTTCTGCCCGTTATTTAAGCATTGCTTATGCAACAAGTGCAACAGGCACGGGATTTAGTTCTAGCCCCCGTGGTGGCAAAACATACTTTGGTGTTTACAATTTAAACAATCCAGTATTTTCCACATCACCTTCTGATTACAACTGGTATCCAGCAAGCCCTACATTTGGCACAACTAACTATTTGCTTTGGAATAACAGGACAAATAATTTGGTTAGTTTTGGAACGGGCAATGCAGACTTTGCGGCTGGTTCAGCGCAGTTTGTCCCAACAGATACCGCCAACTATGACCCAACCACATGGAACGGGTTAGAAGATGGCTACAACCTTCTTGACCTTAATGTTAGGACAGGGCAGTTAATTCAAACTGGAACTACAACAGTTGGAACAGGTGAGATTGCTATTAGCAATAACCCACAAGGTCAAGTCGTTGCATCTTTGGCGCAATTGCTTACCTTTGCTGGTGGGGCTTATACCAAGACTTCTTCAGTAGCAAGTTTGACTATTGACATTTATGGTCGCGTGGTGGGATTCTCAGCCCCAGATGCGTTCTATTACACAATGACAGCATTCACGGCATCTAGTGGGCAAACAGTCTTTAGCGTAAGCCGTGGCGCGGAATATGTAACTGGAAATTGTTGGGTTTTTAGAAACGGGCTTTTTTTGGATGCAAGCGATTTCACAGATGCATCTTCTACTGTCACTTTGGGAACTGGCGCAACTGCTGGAGACATTGTTACTGTCATTTCGTTTGCATCTGTTGGCACAGTTAATTTGGCTACTACTGGCGCATCTGGCACGGGTTCTGTGGCTACATTGACATTTGCAACCCAAACAGTCGCGCCATTTACAGTAGGACAAAGTATTGTGGTGGCTGGAGTTACGCCAACGGGCTACAACGGCACTAAGACTGTTACGGCTTGCACTACATCTTCTGTTTCATACGCAAGTACCACAACAGGCGCACAAACTGTTGCTGGAACTATTGTCCCGTCTAACCAAACCTACAATTCGTTTAGCCGTAATCAAGCCACATTAAGTAATCAAGGTTCTTATACGGCATCTGGATTTACGCTAGTTAGCGGATATGAAATCCTTTATTTAAACGGAACAGTCGTAAATGCACAGGACTACAACATTGTTGGACAGGACATAAACTTTGTAAATGCTTGCACAGGGGATTTACAAATTGTCCAATGGTCAAACAATAACCTTGGTGTACCAAACGGAACGCCCGTAAACATTGACGCATTCACTATTGCGGGACAGGCTACATATCCATTTACATACGACATAAATGCCGTTAATATC